TTAAAGGAGTAAAATATGAAAAAAGATATAAGGGAAATTGAAGATTTTATGGGTGCTAAGGAAATTGTTGATGATTTCTTTGATTACCTTGATGTGATTACCGACGAGTACAAAAATGAGGTGATTGTTGATGATGAAAAGGAAAAAGTTACTGACCATGGGAAAGCATTCTTTGCTGCTAAGGGTTGGGAAGTTGTTGAATAACCCTAAAATAAACGTGGGAATAAAAGTGATAAAACGCTTGACTTTTACCAAAATTAGGGTATAATTGATGGTGTTGATTGATTGAAAAGGAGTTTATATTATGTTTAACCAAAAAGATTTACTTGCTAAATTACTTGCTACGGAAGATGTTACCGTTATGCATGCTAATGCCAAGACTGCGTCGTTTGACGTGAAAAATCGTGTCCTGACTTTACCAGTCTGGAACGATATGACCAATGAAACTTATGACCACTTGACTGGTCACGAGGTTGGTCATGCCCTTTACACCCCATTTGAGGGTTGGGAAAAAGAACTAAAGAAAAAAGATATGGGTCCAGGTTTCAAATCGTTCTTGAACGTTGTTGAAGATGCTCGTATTGAAAAACTAATTCAAAGACGTTATCCTGGACTGAGACGTTCATTTGTTATGTCTTATAAGAAAATGATTGCTGACGGTTTCTTCGGTGGTGACATTGATAAAATTAATACTTATCCGATAATTGACCGTATCAATACTTTCTTTAAAGCAGGTCCTACTGCTGGTGTTCTTATTGAAACTGATGAGCAAGTTTGGGTTGATGAGATTGAAAAACTTGAAACTTGGGATGAGGTTGTTGATGTTGCTACTCGTCTTTATGAATATGCTAAACTGAAAAAAGAAGAGGAAAATGAACTTGCCCAAGAAATGGAGCATGAGTTTGGTGATGAAGATGAAGATGGTGAATTTGGTGATGAAGATGAAGATGGTGAATTTGATAATGATGAATTTGGTGACGAAAGTATTGACGGTGAGTCTGAATCGATTGAAGGTTTAGAGTCTGACCAAACTTCTGATGATGAAACTGATGACGAAGATGCTACTGGTGAGAGTAATATTAAAGGTGCTGGCGATGATGACGTTAAATCTAAAACTGATGAAGCATTAAGTCAAAATATTAATGCCAACTATAACAACGACTCTGGAATTGAAGTTAAAAATATTATGCTGAATACTGCTGATGTTTCTCCACTGATTGTTGATTACAAAACTATTATTTCTGATTTTGAAGAATTTGATATAAAACGTAAAGCAATCGGTGAGTCTATCGATTATATGGGCAATTCTTTATTGCTTGGTAAACGTGGTGAGAAATTGTTTACTAAGTTTATGGCAAACAATAAGAAATCAATTGCTTATCTTGTGAAAGAATTTGAGATGAAGAAGTCAGCTAAGGAATATGTCCGTGCTACTACTGCTAAGACTGGTGTTATTGACCCAGTTAAAATGAACTCTTACTTATATAATGACGATATCTTTAAGAAAGTTACTACCATCCCTGAAGGAAAATCTCACGGAATGATTATGTATCTTGACTGGTCAGGTTCTATGCATTATGATATGAAAGCAACTATGGACCAACTTTTAAACTTGGTGAACTTCTCGCGAATTGTGAACATCCCTTTCCGTGTGTATGCCTTCACTACTGGTTATCAATTAGAGGGTTCAACTGAGAAACTTAAAGGCAATAACCTATTTTATGATGAAGTTAATGCTGATACTGTTTACTATGAGGATAAATTTAGATATCTTGAGTTGTTTAACAGTAAAATGAATAAAAAGGATTTTATTCAAATGCAAAAATATATGCTTGCGTTTGGTTCAGATCCTAGAACTATGCCATATCAATATCAGTTACACGGAACTCCTCTTGATGTTTCTCTTATGGGTGCGTCTAGTTTACACGGAATGTTTTTGAAGCAACACCGTGTTGATATTGTGAATACAATTGTCTTGACTGATGGTGATAGTCATAATGCCCCTGTTAAAACCGTAGAAACAAGCACCGATTATGATGGTGAGGTGAGAACTTTCGAAAGGTCTAGTGGTTTGAATGATTTATTCGGGTGGAGGTTTAAGGGGCAAGTTAATGTGATTGACCCTGTGACTAAGAAAAGATATCCTCTTACTATGGAAACAAATCGTATTGAAGTTACTGATATGTTCTTGAAGATCTATCGTGAGAGAACTGGTTCTACTACTATTGGTTTCCGTATCTTACCTACCCAAATCAATAGAATTCGTAGAGAGTTGGTTTATTTACCATATGATACTGACTATTCTGAGTTGTCAAAAGCAATGAGAAACGATAAGTATTGTGTAATTCCTTCAAATGGTTATGACAAGTATTTTGGAATTGGTGGTGGTAATGATCTGAAGACTGCGAATGGTGCATTTGAGGTTTCTGATGACGCAACTACTGCTCAGTTGAGAAATGCCTTTAAGAAGGCAAGTAAAAATAAAGTGAACTCTCGTGCGTTGTTGAATGAGTTTATACGTGAGGTTGCCTAATACCCTTAAAATAAAGGTGGTTATTCTTTCACCTTTCTGTCGCAATTAGGGTATAATAGGTATTGTAGGTTGAGTGAATATGTTAAATAAAAGGAGTATATATTATGAATAAAATTGAAATGCAAAATAAATTGGCGAAAGTCGTGTTCGAGAAATTCGGTTCGACTATGACCAATACTGAAATAACAGAAACTGCTGAGGAAATGGGTATGCCTTTCCCGCACTTTCTGTTAAAAACTGAATTACGTGTTGGTCGTGGTCAATACCGTTCTCCTCTTGCTGAGAGAGTTGTTACTAAACAACCTGATACGGTTGCTGCGATGACGGTAAATGTAAGTGACTTTAATGTAGAGAGTGACTCGTTTGCGGAAAACCTTGTTCCTGAGAAGGATCCATTGTTTGTTCCGTTCGGTAACTTTGCTACTGTTAAGAAAGTTTTACAGAGCAAAATGTTCTACCCAATCTTTGTTACTGGTATGTCTGGTAATGGTAAGACGTTCGGTATTGAACAAGCGTGTGCCCAAACTGGTCGGGAAGTTATCCGTGTGAACTTTACGGTTGAAACTGATGAAGATGACTTGATTGGTGGTTTCCGTTTAGTGAACGGTGAAACTAAGTTCTTTAAAGGTCCAGTGATTAAAGCAATGGAAATGGGTGCGGTATTGTTACTTGACGAAATTGACCTTGGTAATCCTTCTAAGATTATGGCTCTTCAGTCAATTCTTGAGGGTGGTGGTTACTTCATTAAGAAGACTGGCGAGTATGTGACTCCGGCAAAAGGTTTTACTGCTATCGCAACTGCTAATACTAAAGGTAAAGGTTCTGATGATGGTCGTTTTATTGGTACTAACATTCTGAATGAAGCATTCCTTGAACGTTTCCCAGTTACGGTTGAGCAGGAATATCCTTCTCCAGCAATTGAGAAGAAAATCCTGGGTCGTGTGTTTGACTCGTTAGATATTAAAGACTCTGACTTTGTTGAGAAACTTGTAGACTGGGCTGATATTATCCGTAAGACTTTTTATGACGGTGGTGTTGACGAAATTATTTCTACTCGTCGTCTGGTTCACGTTGCTAAAGCGTTCTCTATCTTCGGTGATAGAATGAAAGCAATTAACCTATGTATTAACCGTTTTGATGAGGATACTAAGTTGTCGTTTGCTGACTTATATACTAAGGTTGATGCTGGTGTTGAGCAGTATGATGATGCTGCTGGTGCGACTAAGGTTGAAGATGAGGATGTTATTGATACTTCTAACCCTTTCTAAAGTCTAACTAACAAAAATTAAAATCGGCAGGAACTTTACTTCCTGCCTTTTTTATAGTATAATATATCTATGGACATAAAAGAAATTAAAGCACCGATATTTGTTTTTAATATTAAAGAACATTTCAATATTAAAGAACATTTATTAAAATCAATCGCAGAAATTGGGAAATATTCGATATTAGACGATGAACAACAAATAAGTAACACGGATTGGCACCTTTTAGAACAACTTCGTATTAGGGAATACCAAGGAATAATAGAACGACCAATTATTGAATGTTTGGATGAGATTTCTGCAACAACAAATTGTGGACCATTGCGTGTCGGTGAAGTTTGGTTTCAACAATACGAAAATGGCGATTACCACAATTGGCATGTCCATGGTGGGTGCACATATTCTAGTGTATATTATGCTGAACTGCCAGAAAAAACTTCTACAATGTTTGAATATATGGGTGAGGAATTTCAAATTGACGTGAAAGAGGGGGATTATGTGGTTTTCCCAAGTATGTTAAAGCATTGTTCGAAACCAAACGAAACACAAGAAAGAAAAACAATTATAGCATTAAACATTAATGTTCTTTATTAATAAATGGAGTCTAAATGGAATTAGAAATAGAACTGAGTGAATTAAAAAAACGTAAGATATTTGTCGCAACCCCTATGTATGGTGGTGTTTGCCACGGAATGTATTGTAAATCAACTGCCGACCTTGCTAAACTTGGTCAAGCATATGATGTCGATATCAAGTTTTTCTACCTATTCAACGAGTCATTAATCACTCGTGCTAGAAACTATTGTGTTGATGAGTTTATGCGTGGTGATTATACTCACCTGATGTTCATTGACTCAGACATTGGTTTTGAGCCGAATGATGTATTATCCCTTGCTGCAATGATGGATCCTGATGAGAAGGATCCTAAGAAACGTAAAGAGATTATGTGTGGTCCATATCCTAAGAAAACTATTGCTTGGGAAAAGATTAAACAAGCAGTTGATAAAGGTTTTGCTGATGATAATCCAGGAGACTTAGAAAACTTTGTTGGTGATTATGTATTCAACCCAGCAGGTGGTCAATCTGAAATCCGTTTAGACAAACCAGTGTCAGTACTTGAAGGTGGTACAGGTTTTATGATGATCCAACGTAGTGCGTTTGAGAAGTTTGGTGAAGCATATCCTGACTATTCATATATCCCTGACCACGTAAGAACTAAACACTTTGATGGTAGTCGTGAGATCCATATGTACTTCCAGGCACTAATTGATGAGAAATCTAAACGTTACTTGTCTGAAGACTATATGTTCTGTCAGTGGATGCGTGAGATTGGAGTTGACACATACTTAGCACCTTGGATGAAACTTCTACACACGGGTTCATATACGTTCGGTGGTTCATTAGTAGACTTGGCAGCACTAGGTGCATCTGCTACTGCTGATGCTGACCAGATTAAGAATATGAAGAAATGAGTAAGTTTAAGTACAGCGAGGATAAGATCCTAAAAGAAATGTACGAATATATTAATGCTACTTATGGCGAGCATTACTCTATGAATAATATTCAGTCTACTGAATTTATAATGGATGCTGGTCATGGGATAGGATTTACTGTTGGGAATATTATTAAGTATGCCCAACGATATGGAAAGAAAGGAACACCTGAAGACCATAGAAAGGATTTGATTAAGGTAATCCACTATGCTATTATGGCGTTACACGTACACGATATAAAATTTAATAATGATAAGGAAATAGATAATGAAGATTAGTAATCAAACAATGGAAATTTTAAAGAATTTCGCAACAGTAAACCCATCAATCGCTTTCAAAGCAGGCAATAAAATTAGAACAGTATCTGAGCAGAAGAATATTCTTGCTGAAGCAACTGTTGTTGAGGATTTCCCTAAAGACTTTGCTATCTATGAGTTGAATCAATTCTTAGGTCTAGTAAGTTTATTTGAGAATGGTGATATGGATTTCGGTGACAAGAGTGTGACATTAACCGAAGGCAGTACTAAATCTCGATACACCTATACTGACTCAAGTATGGTGACAACTCCACCTGAAAAGAATATCGATTTGCCATCTGAAGAAGTTTCATTCAGTATGAGTAAGGATGTATTTGCTCGTGTTCAAAATGCAGCAAATCAATTACAACTTCCAGAGATCGTTGTTCGTGGTGATGGTGAGACAGTTAAGTTGGTAGCAACTGATGTTAAGAACCCAACATCTAATGAATTTGCTGTGAACGTAGGTGAAGATACTCATACATTTAACTTTGTATTCAAGACTGAGAACTTCAAAATGATTGCTGGCGATTATACCGTCACTATTTCGGCGAAGGGAATTTCGCATTTCAAAGGTGATGTAGCACAATATTGGATTGCTACTGAAGCAGGTTCTAAGTACACAGCATAAGGGGAATAATATGACATTGAATGAACAAGATAAGAAAGATATTTTACACGTAATCAAAGATTGCTCTGACTCACTAACTCGTATGGAGGGTGAACGTGAATTTATTAAGGAAGCAATCATTGGTTTGAATGATAAGCATGGACTTGACAAAGCACATCTCCGTAAGGTTGTGAACATTTACTATAAGCAAAACCTAGCAGAAGTCCAAGCACAAAACACCGAAGTTGAAGATCTATATGAATCCTTAACTGGATAATATGTTCGGTTCGTCTATCGGTTAGGACTCTAGGTTTTCATCCTAGTAAGAGGGGTTCGATTCCCCTACCGAATACCAAATTTGATAGAACTTTACTTTTATGTGAATGTAGGGTATAATATAAGTATATGATGGAGAATGTGAATGGAAGACTTTTTATGGGTTGAAAAATACCGCCCAAAGACGGTTGCTGATACCGTATTACCAGCAGATCTAAAAGCAACGTTTCAACAGTTCGTTGACAATAAAAATGTACCAAACCTATTATTGACTGGATCGGCAGGTGTCGGCAAGACAACTATCGCAAAGGCAATGCTTGAAGAGATTGGTTCTGACTATATTGTTATCAACGGTTCTGATGAAGGCAGACTAATTGACACACTGAGAACTAAGATTAAAAACTTTGCTTCAAGTATGTCATTAGCAGGTGGACGTAAGTATGTCATCCTAGATGAAGCAGACTACCTTAATGCTGAGACAGTACAACCTGCTCTTAGAAACTTTATGGAGGAATACTCATCTAATTGTGGATTCATCCTAACGTGTAACTTCGTTAATAAGATTATCGCACCTCTACACTCACGTTGTTCTGTGGTTGAGTTTAAGATTGGTAATAAAGATAAACCTAAAATGGCAAGTGAATTCTTCCATCGTGTTTGTATGATTCTTGACTTTGAGAACATTGAGTATGAGGAAAAGGTTATTGCTGAGATTATCACTAAGCACTTCCCTGACAACAGACGTGTACTAAACGAACTACAACGTTACAGTGCTACTGGCAAGATTGATGCGGGGATCTTAGTCAATACTTCAGATGCTAACTTCAAGACGTTAATGGATGCCTTGAAGAATAAGGAATTCTCAACTGCTCGTAAATGGGTGGGTCAAAATATTGATGGGGATATCGCACCGTTCTTCCGTAAGTTATATGATACGATGTATGAGCATGCTGAACCTGCTAGCATTCCTCAAATCGTAGTAACGTTAGCAGACTATCAACATAAAAGTGCATTTGCTGCCGACCAAGAGATTAACACGATGGCATTATTGACTGAAATTATGGTGGACACGGATTGGAAGAAATGAAATGTGTAATATACGATTATGAAACTTTAAGCCAAAACGCATTCAATGGTGTTGTATTATCTGTTGCTGGAATTGCATATGATGAAGATCGTTTCTTAACCAACCCATACACCTACGAAGAACTACTCGATAGTTGTGAGTATGTTAAGTTTGATGTTAAAGACCAAGTTAAGTATGGTCGTAAGGTTGAGAAAGGTTCATTAGATTGGTGGAAGTCGCAGTCTAAAGATGCTCAAAAGCAATTGATGCCATCTGATAATGATGTGTCAATCTCAGAATTACTTCTGTTCCTAGAAAGACTAAACATAGCAACTGCTAAAAAGGTATTCACACGAGGTAACTCATTCGATCCAGTATTCACACGATCTATATGTGATAGTCTAGGAATAGCAGATCCGACTCCATGGTGGGTCATCAGGGACGTACGATCTTATATAGACGGTTTCACTTATGGAACGGACATTAACCACGACTTCATTCCAAAAGACTTAGTTGATAAGTTTGTTCAACACGATCCAGAACACGATGTAGCAATGGATGTGATGAGAATGCAATTCTTAATCAGGACAATATATGGCAAAGACTAATCCGTTTGACTTCACCAATTCAATCAACAGTTCTAAAAAGAATTTGATGAGGAAAACTGACAACGATGTGCTTGCTGAGAAATCATACAGTCCATTCCTAACTAACCGTGCATTGTCATATCATAATGATACAGTTGCTATTGCTAATGAGATGAACACCAGACACTCACTTGATAAACGTTTACAGTATGAATTCTTATTGAATATTGTACGTCCGAAGAAAAGATATGCTAAGTGGTCTAAGAAAGAGAAGGGTGGAGATGTTGATATTGTCAAGGAATATTTCAAGTACAATGATATCAAAGCAAGGCAAGCATTAACAATATTGACTAAGGAACAGATTGTAGAGATTAGACAGAAGTTGGAGAAGGGTGGTAAAGGTTAATTATTATAAATATTCTAAATAATCAATTAATTATGAGATCCAAATGATAGATACAATGATAGAAGTCACAATTGCGAAAGAAGATGACTTCTTAAAGATTAGAGAAACACTTACTCGCATAGGTGTGTCATCTCAAAAGAATAAAACCATATACCAATCCTGCCATATTCTACATAAGAAAGGTAAGTATTACATCACACACTTCAAAGAGTTGTTTGCCTTAGATGGCAAACCAAGCAACTTCGGTGATGAAGATAAAGGTCGTAGAAATACAATTTCCAATCTTCTAGCAGAATGGGGTTTGGTAACTCTTGTTGATAATGAGAAGAGCAAAGATCCAGTTGCTCCTCTGAGTCAAATCAAAATCCTTCCGTATAAAGAAAAACGTGAATGGAACCTAGAACCTAAATACAATTTAGGAAAAAACTTCTAAAAACTTTACTTTCATACCGTTTCAAGGTATAATAAAGGTAACGAACAAGTATAAATAAACTGAACATTCCTGATAAGGAAATGTCCGTGACGACATTAAACTATTTTTTAAACAAAAAAGAGGTAAGAAATATGTTAGATAAAATTAACAGTTGGATTAAAGCAGGTACTGAAACAGGTGTAGCATTAATCGCATTCGCGATTGTATTACAGGTAATTTTTGGTGGAACTGTCCCTTTCGTAGGTGGTGATATTATTGCTACTATTACTGGTATCGTTGCACAACTTGGTGCTCAAGGACTTGTTGGTCTTGTTGCTGCTGCAGTGCTATATAAACTTTTCAATAAGTAAAGTTATATGAAGTTTAGTAGAACTTAAAACTACGAACCACTTTCAGTCAGCGAAGACGTCGGCGTTATAATGGGAGATAAGGATTGGCTAAAGTCGATCGAGTGTTCCCACCAAATTTGGTAATTCCGTGAGTTATAATCATAGGCATTACCATTTACTCTTTATTGGAGTTATGATGGACACGAGTTCAATTCTCGTCGACTCCACCAATGAAGGTATTGTTTCCCCCGACAGTATCTTCTTTGATGGGGTTGCTAGGTTTCGACATGGTAACAGAAGGTTTAGAGTTGTAAGACCCAAAGTAAACGCAAACGCAGATACTTACGCAATCGCAGCCTGATAGGCATAGTGTGATTTGAGGATTTAGGCAGGATGAACCTTATAACCAAATCATCCTCCAACTTTATTAAGGAACGCATTACATCCTCCCCCACTGTAGTGTGTTCCTTAATGAGGTTAATACTTCATTATGACGAGTTGCTCAATAGAGGACTCATTTTATAACTCGCTTAACAGGAGAAAATAATATGACTACAAGTGCATATAACTTCCCGAGAGATCTATTCTTGGGATTCGATAGTTTGTTTGATAATCTATATCAATACGAAGGCAATCAACAATCAAAACAACAAACCTACCCACCATATAACGTGGTAAAGAAAGATGATAATCATTATCTAATTGAGATCGCTGTCGCAGGATTCAAATCAGATGATATTGATTTAACTTTGGAGAAGGGTGTTTTGACAGTGGAAGGAAACAAGAAACTTAAAGAAGAGGCAACTGAATATATCCGTAAGGGTATTTCTGCTCGTAATTTTAAACGTTCTTTCACTCTTGCTGATACTATCAAAGTGGTTGGTGCTGACGTTGTAGATGGACTATTACTAATTGGTCTTGAAAACGTTGTACCAGAAGAAGAAAAACCTAAAACAATTAATCTTGGAGAGTTTACAAAATCTGCTAAGAAGATCTTGTTAGGTTAATTATAATGAATAGGGGATTTTCGGATCCCCGACTATGGAGAAATAAGAATGGCAAACGTGTCAAAAATGAACAAGAAACAATTAATGGACCACGGCAAAAAGTTAGGTATTAAACTTGACGATGGCATGGTCAAAAAGACTATGGTCGGTTTAATCAAAGATGCTAAGGCCACATCTACACCAGCACCTAAAGCAAAGGCAAAACCTAAAGCAAAGATCGTAGGCAAACCACCAACACCTCAACCAATTCAAATGCCCAAAAAGGTCGTTGAAGATAAATCTATCTGGCAAAAAGTCAAAGACTTTTTCGGAGTATAGTATGGATGAAGTTAAGATTGTAAGACTCACAACAGGTGAGGAATTGCTATGTAAGATGGATCCCGCATCAACAATGATTGGACCGATTGTAGTTGACACACCAGTACTAATTCTACCAACTGCTGATGGAAAACTAACATTTATGCCATACATGCCGTATGCTGATATTAAGAAATTGAAAATCAAAGAACGTAGTATTATGTTCATTGTAGACCCAACTGAAGAACTCGCAGCACAATATAGAAATATGATTGGCGATGTAGTTGTACCACCAAAACCTAAAATCGTGGTCTAAACTTTACTTTTGGGGAGTTATATTATATAATATAAGTAATGAATAAATTTTACACGAACTTTTACCAACGAGGTAATAACGTCTATATTCGTGGATATAAAGATGGTAAACGTTTCAGAGATAAGATCTGGTACAAACCGTCACTGTTTATTTCCACTAACAAAGACACCGAATTCAAAAATATCAAAGGTGAACCAGTTGATGCTGTTGTTCAAGAATCTATGGGTGATGCCAGAAAATTCTTTCAGAAGTATGATGGTGTTTCAAACTTTGAAGTCTGCGGAACTACTCAGTATGCATACTCTTGCATCAATGAGGAATTCGATAACTCATTCAACCAAGAAGATATTGTTGTTGTAAACTTCGATATCGAGGTTGCATCTGGTGATGGGTTCCCTAGTCCAGATGAAGCATCTCAAGAAGTGACAGCAATCACTGCTAGTTACAAGGGTGTCTACTACACTTTCGGTTGTCAAGACTATACGGTTAAACGTAAGGACAACAAGTATATCAAGTGTCACGATGAGAAACACTTGCTACATCGTTTCCTTCAGTTTTGGCAGTCTGCCGATCCAGATATTATTACTGGTTGGAACATCCGTTTCTTCGATATCCCATACTTAGTGAATAGGATGCGTAAGTTACTCGGTGATAAGCAAACTAAAAACTTCTCACCTGCTGGGTTAATCAAAGAACACATTCAAACAGTGTTTAATCGTGAACAGACTGAGTATGAGTTGTGTGGTATTACAACTCTGGACTATCTAGAAGTGTATAAGAAGTTTACTTATTCTCAGCAAGAGAGTTATAGACTTGACCATATTGCTCACGTAGAATTGGGTGAACGGAAGTTGGACTACTCTGAAGTGGATAGTTTGTATCAATTATATGAAACTGACTATGAAAAGTTTATTGACTATAATATCAAAGACGTTGAGTTAGTTAATCAGATTGAAGAGAAGATGAAACTTCTTGACATGGTAATCGCACTTGCATACGACGCTAAAGTGAACTATATTGATACGTTCAAGCAAGTACGAATGTGGGATGTATTAATCAATAACTACCTGCTTGAGAAAGGTGTCATCGTTCCACCTAAGAAGGATGTTGAAAAGAAAACTCAATTTGCTGGTGGTTATGTTAAAGCACCCCAAGTCGGAATGCACGATTGGGTAATGAGTTTTGACTTGGCATCCCTATATCCACATCTTATTATGCAGTATAATATTTCACCTGAAACCTTTTTGGTTGGTGAGTATCAAGATTTAACTGTAGATGGAATCATCAATGGTAAGTTTGAGAAAAGTTCCGACTGCTTATCCGCAAGTGGATATTCGTATCGAAAAGATAAGCAAGGGTTTCTTCCTGAAATGATGCAACGATTATATGACGATCGTGTTATTTACAAGAAGAAAATGTTAGAGTCTTTAACTAAACTTGAAGAACTGACTAAGTCTGGTGGTGACATAACTCAAGTGACTAAGGATATCTCTAAGTACAAGAACCTACAACTAGCAAAGAAAGTACAGTTGAACTCTGCCTATGGTTTCCTAGGTAATCAGTATGCTAGGTTCTTTGACGTTAGGATTGCTGAAAGTATTACGTTGTCTGGTCAGTTGTCAATCAAATTCATTGCTAAGAAACTTAATGCATATCTGAATAAGTTGTTGAAGACTGATGAAGACTATGTAATTGCTGTTGACACCGACTCAGTATATTTGAAGATGGGTGGGTTAATTGATAAGGTCAAACCTAAGAACCCAGTCGACTTTCTTGATAAGGTTGGTAAGCAACAAATCGAACCATACATTAATAAGTGCTATGATGAACTTGCCGAGATGATGAATGCATATGAACAGAAAATGTTTATGGATCGTGAGGTTATTGCCGACAAAGGTATTTGGACTGCTAAGAAACGTTATGTATTAAACGTACACGATAATGAGGGTGTTCGATATGCTACACCTAAGTTGAAAGTGATGGGTTTGGAAACAGTTAAGTCTTCAACTCCATCAATTTGCAGGGAAGCATTGAAGGAATCCCTTAACATTATCCTTAACAGTGATGAAGAAACAGTACAGAAATACATTGCTGACTTCAAGAAAGTGTTTGATGAGCATCCGTTTGAGGACATTGCATTCCCTAGATCCATTTCTGACTTGAATAAATATACTGTTCCAGGTGACGATTTGATTATTCCTAAGGGAACATCTATTCATGCCAGAGGTGCGCTAGCATATAACTACCTCGTCAAGAAACATAATCTGACTAAACGTGTTGAGTTAATCAAAGACGGTGAGAAGATTAAGTTTTGCTATATGACTGTACCAAATCCAATCAGGCAAAACGTTTTGAGTGTTGCAAATGGTTTACCTAAAGAATTTGAGATGGAACAATTCATCGATCGTGATTTACAATTCAGTAAGGCATTCGTAGAACCACTAAGAGCAATACTAACTGCTGTTGGGTGGGAAGTTGAGAAGACAAATAATTTAATGGAGTTTTTCGGATGATAGAAGTTTATGAAGATGTATTGAGCCAAGAAGTTTGTAATGAATTAATTTCATTATTTGATTCTACAGATGATAAGAGAATGCATCTGATTGATGGTGACACTGAGGTGTTTGATATGTATGAGATCCCTTGGGATAATCCACTAGCAGGATATCTTAAAGAAATCACAAAAGAACTCAGAAAGCATTATCTAGAAAAGTATGACACACATCATATGATTCCTAAAGAATATAAACTTGAAGGATTCAGAATTAAAAGGTATGAACCTAATAAGCATTTCTATCCATGGCATTCTGATGTTTCTGGCCTTGGTACTTGTTCGAGGTATATTTCATTCCTATTCTATTTGAATGACAGCGAAGCAGTAACTGAATTTGCTGACTTCTCGATAGAACCAAAGAGGGGAAGTATAGTTATGTTCCCTCCATTATGGATGTTTCCGCATAAAGCACATATGCCAACAAAAGCACCAAAATATATTATGAGTACATATTACCATTATGATAAGTGATAAGAAGCAGGAACTCTTAACCATTATAATGGAAGAGTGTGCTGAAATACAAGTTGAGTGTTCAAAGATGATGAGGTTTGATGCTGATAGCAAAAAACTTGAGATGGAGGTTGGCGATCTACTATGTATGCTTGATATAATGTATAAATGGAATATGTTAGATTGGGATGAGATAGAAAAACAAATACCACGTAAGAGAAAGAAACTCGAAAAGTGGAGTAATTTATTTAAAGGAGAAATATATGAGTGATTTTGATTTTGATTTTGGTTTTACAGCAGTAGATGAAGACGAACTAGAAGTAGTACAACAAGCATCTAAAACTGCTGCGAAATCGTCAGAAAACTACGACCACGTACAAGAAAAGATTGATGCGTTGTATAATGCAATCATACCACTACTTAACAACTTAAAGAAAAATCCAGAGAAGGAATATATCCTCTGGCCAAATAGAGTTGAAAAGGTTGATGAGTTTGAAGACCACTTGACTAAAATATACAAATCGTAACTTTACTTTTGAGTGGGTTTATAGTATAATATAGTTATGTTTAAAATATTTAAAAAGAAAAAACAAGATCCAGTTGAAGAACTTGATTGGGATAAAATTACAACTCTAGATGACGTGAGGTTATTGATAAAACTTGCTTTCCCAGTCTTAAAGGTGAGTAATAGTAGAATTGAAGAAGTGAGACATTTATTAAAGGAGAAAGAATGAGTTTTTTGAGTGATATGACTAAGGGCATTGACACTGCCAATTTATTGTCGGACGGTGGTAATAGTTCTGAGTTTTCAGGTACTATTGATACTGGTTCGTATATTTTAAATGCATTAGTGTCGGGTAGTATTTACGGTGGTGTTCCAAATAATAAGATTGTAGCATTTGCAGGTGAGTCTGCGACTGGTAAGACTTTCTTCGTACTAGGTGTAATCAAACAGTTTATGGAAGATAATGCTACTGGTGGTGTGATTTATTTTGACACTGAGGCAGCAGTTACTAAGAAGATGATGGAAGACCGTGGCATTGACTCAAGTCGAGTTGTTATCGTAGAACCTTCATCTATTGAAGAATTCAGAACAGATGCTACTCGTATCCTAACAAGTTATATTGACACTCCCGAAAAGGAAAAAGAACCTATGATGATGGTGCTTGACTCATTAGGTATGTTGTCATCTAAGAAAGAATTAGAAGATACTGAAGCAGGCACAGATAAACGTGATATGACCAAAGCACAATTGCTACGTGGTACGTTCAGAGTATTATCATTGAAACTTGCCAAGGCAAATGTACCATTAATGCTAACTAACCACGTGTATGATGTGATTGGTTCTTACTTCCCGCAGAAAGAAATCTCTGGTGGTAAAGGTTTGAAATATGCAGCAAGTTCTATTATTATGCTTGGTAAGAAGAAGGATAAAGATGGTACTGAGATTGTTGGTAACATTATTGGTTGCACAACTCATAAGTCACGATTCACTAAAGAGAATAAGAAAGTAGAAGTCAAACTATCATTCGACAAAGGTCTTGATAGATACTATGGACTCCTAGAACTCGCTGAGAAGTACGACATCATTAAGAAGGTATCAACTCGTTATGAACTTCCAGATGGCAGTAAAGTATTCGGTAAAGCGATAAATGCTAATCCTGAGAAGGTATTTACGAAGGATATCCTCGACCAACTCGACGTGGTAGCAAGAAAAGAGTTTATGTATGGTGAGTTCGTAGAGGAAACGGAGGTAGAAAATGACGAAGTATAAATTAGTTGACCATGCTAATGGATTCCACGATGAGCATTGGTGTGTTGAAATTGAAGAAGGGTTGTTTAAGGGTGTTGTTTATCAGTATGACACAATTAATATTGAAGAGAATGTAGACGGTGGTGATGCAGTGTTGAGGTTTAACACTATTACGGTTGACAACCCAAACGAAGAAGACTTGGCAGAAGATGAGTTCGTAGATACAATAGGTGATATATTAGTTAAAATTATTTCTGATAGAATGGAAGAGGAAAACTTGAGTGAACGTAACCCATCTGATACTTAAAAATTTAATACACGATGAAGAATATGCAAGGACTACACTACCTTATCTAGAATCAAAATACTTTGATGAACACATTGAGAAGATTGTCTATGAACAAGTCAATGAGTTTATATCAAAGTATAATTCTTTACCAACACGTGAAGCATTAGTAATTGAATTGGACAACCGTAAAGGTATGTCCGATAAAGAATTTACTGAATGTGGTGCATATATTGGAACTCTCATTGATGATGAGAAGGAAGATCCCGAGTGGTTAGTAAACACAACTGAAAAGTTTTGTCAAGAAAAGGCATTGTATAATGCTATTATGGATTCTATTGCCATCATCGATGGTGAGAGTGATGAAGACAAAGGGGCAATTCCAGAACTATTAACTGATGCATTGAGTGTGTCATTCGATCCAAACGTTGGTCACGACTTCCTTGACGATGCTGATGATAGATACGATTTTTATCACAGAGTTGAGGAACGTATTCCATTTGATATTGATTATCTAAACAAAATCACTAAGGGTGGTTTGCCTAAGAAATCCTTAACAGTATTAATGGCAGGTACAGGTGTTGGTAAGTCGTTAGCAATGTGTCACTTCGCTTCTGCTAATATGCTTGATGGTAAAAACGTTTTATACATTACTATGGAGATGGCAGAGGAAAGGATTGCTGAACGTATTGACGCAAACTTATTGAATGTGAAACTTGATGACTTGCCTAATATGGCAAAGGAAACCTATAAGAAAAAGATTGCTAAGGTTAAAGGCAAGACATCTGGTAAGATGGTTGTTAAGGAATATCCAACCTCATCGGCAGGTGTTGGTCACTTCAGACACTTATTAAATGAGTTGAAGTTGAAGAAAGGGTTTAAACCAGACATCATCTATATTGACTATCTGAACATCTGTATGTCGAGTAGAATGAAGATGGGCGCTAGTGTGAACAGTTATACTTATGTCAAGGCAATTGCTGAAGAGATTAGAGGATTAGCAGTTGAGCATAATGTACCAATCGTAACTGCAACACAGGTTAATAGAACTGGTTATGGTGACAGTGACTTTGGTCTTGAAGATACATCTGAATCATTTGGTTTACCTGCTACGACTGACTTAATGTTAGCACTCATTTCTACTGAAGAGATGGAAGCGATTGACCAAATACTTATTAAGCAGTTGAAGAATAGATATGGCGATCCTGGAACTAACAAACGTTTCGTGGTTGGTATTGATAGACCTAAGATGAGATTGTATGATGTTGAATCAAATGCTCAGTTAGATTTGGTCGGAACTCATACTGCCACTGAACATAAGTTTAACAAACCAATCCACGTTGGTGATGAAAAGAAATCATTTGGACAATTAAAGGTATAATTCCCCTATTATAAACACGGTTAATACGCTTGACATTTGCTCAAAACTAGGGTATAATATAAGTATAGATTGAGTGAAAAGGGGTTGAGTTATGATTGATACTAAAAAAATTGTTGAGTTTGCTAGAGATGAGTTGATGATTTCAAAGAATGTTATTGTTAATGTTTATTTAGAAGATCTAACTGAAGACAATGCCCATGGTTGGTGTGTTGCTTCTTCTGACAAACCAGGATTCAATAAGAATGAATATGATATTGAACTTGAAGAAACTTTAAATGATGATGAGTTGTTAGTTACTTTGTGTCACGAAATGGTTCACGTTAGACAATACTCACAAGGTGAGAGATCTAATGAACGTGAAGCAATTTCTTTAGAAAACGAATTAGCAGAGAAATATAAAAAGTTTATTGCAGGGTAATTCAGTTCGGTAGAAATCCAGGCTCATAACCTGGAAGTCCTTGGTTCAAATCCAAGTCCTGCTACCATTTATAGAAGTCTTTTGGCAGTTTAGACTTCCTCCCAAACTAAAACTGTCAGGTGGTGTGTACTCCGAACTCAATCAACGACCACACCACCAATTTATTATAAGTAGGATGCGGACTCCTTTGTTATGTTTTTTGACGCATCCCCCAGACCCGAGCATGTCTTCCACCAAAAACTGCTCACCTATTCCTCATATGAAATATTATAAATATCTATTATGAAAAGATTTAAGACCATACTTTCTGAAGCAAAACTCACACATCTCGAACACATTGAAGATGCTATCTTTGATGATGGTATTGCAGGTGGCAAAGAAGCATTAAGAATTCTAAAAGATGTTGCTGATGTGCTACATGGTCATGCCAATAAACCTTTAAACATTCAAGCAAAGGTAGATGGTGCACCTGCTGTTGTCGCTGGGATTAATCCTGAGAATGGTAAATTCTTTGTCGGTACTAAAGCAGTGTTTAATAGAAACCCTAAAGTTAATTATACAAATGCTGACGTAGATAAGAATCATGGCGGTGGACTTGCACTGAAATTGAAGTCTGCTCTTAAACATTTCCCTAAGATGGGAATTAAAGGAATCCTTCAAGGTGACTTTATGTTCACTCCAGAAGATTTAAAGAAAGCAACAATTGATGACGAAGATTACATCACATTCACTCCTAATACTATTACATATGCTATTCCTGCCAAGTCTGAGTTAGCAGATACTATTAAGAAAGCAAAGGTTGGTGTTATCTGGCATACAACCTATACTGGTGATACTATTGCTGACTTGTCTGCTCAATTCAAAATCAATATTAATGCATTGAAGAAATCGAAAGACTGTTGGTTTACTGATACGACATTCAGAAATGTATCAGGTGCTGCAACTTTGACACTCGGTGAGATGGCAATAATTAATAAACGATTAGTATCTGCCGAAAAAGAATTGTCAGCATTGGATAAAAAATCAGTAGATCTATTATTCGGTAAGACTGAGATTGCATTCAACTTGAAAATCTATATCAACGATTTAGTTAAGCAAGGCAAAAGGTTTAAAGGTAAACAACAAGCAATTACAGGATTCATCGACTTCCTAAGAAAACGTTATAGTCCGATGATTGCCAAGTTGAAATCTGATAAAGGTAAGGCAAAGAAGCAATCATCGTTAGATGATTTAATAAATACTTTACATAAGAATAAGAAAGCAGGTGGAACACTTGCTTATGCTCTACAATGGCATGACGATATTGCTGACATTAAACGGATCTTAGTTAAGAAGATGGAAACAGTTAATAGTATCCCTGCATTTATTAAGACCCCGACTGGTTATAAAGTAACTGGTCCAGAAGGTTTTGTCGCCATTGATACGTTATCTAACAAGGCAGTTAAACTTGTAGATAGACTTGAGTTTAGTAGAAATAATTTTAATGCGGTAAAATCATGGTCTTAAATTTTAAAGAATATTTAACTGAAGGTGCTGCAACTAATGCATCAACATTGTTTGAAGAAGTTATTGTAGAATTAATCAACACTAATAAGGTTGATAAATCAATAATGAAGAGTGCGAGTGTGCAAGCATGGTTGAAGAAAACTAATAAGAAGTGGAATACTGTCAGTGGTAAGACTGATGATGAGGTTGTTCAGGTGTTAGTGAAGTTTAAGAAACTTATTAATAGTCAGTTGAAAGGTAAAGCAAAAGCAGGTGGTAGTAATAAATTAGCAGTATCTGGTTTCTGGAACAAATCGACTGGTAAAGATAAAGACACGTCAAAGGCAGACATTATTGTAAGTGGTGTTGGTGTTTCAATTAAAGGTCCGGAAGCAAGATTGATGTCAGGTGTTAAGGCAGAATCTAAGGCAACACTTGTTGCAGCACTAGAGCAATCAGACGTTAAAGGCAAACTTGGTGAAGAATTAATTTCCGTATTGGACAATTTCGTTGAACGTGTAAAGACTTATGGTGCTGATATGGACACTACTACAATGCGTAAAATGGATCCATCTAAATTATCTGCCGAAAATAAAAAAGCACTTGACCAATTAAATACTCAAAGAGAAGTTAAGGAAAGGGCAGAGAGTGCATTTAGATCTGCATTTAATAATGCTGAATTTAGAAAGGCATTTGCATGGGAAGCAATGTCTGGATCTGAAAAATTTAATGGTAATGCATTTGGAAGTGCTGGTGATACTACTGGGTTTGCCGATTCTATGTTTGTGTGGAACTATACCCTAAGTGGTATTAAATATAAGTCTGGGTTATCACAATCAGATGCCTATGTTGCAAGTGTTGCTAAACAAATGAAAATTAAAACTGACGTTAAGAGTCATTCATATTCTAAGACAGTTGATGGTGTTAAAACTAAACTTGGATATACTATATCACAAACTATTGATTTAGCAATGACTACTGCTGCAGACCAATTCAAAACATTAAATGATGATTATGAAATGGAATACACTAACAACAACCTATTACTAAGTGAAGGTATTATTGATGAGGGTAAGTTTACTGATGCTATGAAAGGTGTTTGGGATAAAGTGAAGAATGCTATAACAAAGTTGTGGATGGCATTGGTTAAAAAGGTTAAAGAACTAAAGGAAATTATCAAAGAAGTTACACAAGGTAGTGTGTCTTATATGATGAATGCCTTTGGGTTAGACGTTGATGTCAAATATAATAACAATATAAAATTCTAATGAAAACATTAACATTTAAAGACTTCTGTGAGATAGTTGAAGACAAAGCACTTAAACCAGTTCCTGGATGTAAGTGGTGTCATCTACGTGATTACAGAAAAGAGTATGATAAGTTTCAATCATCTGATGAAAAGAAAGCATATCGTGCCGAGTTAAATAGGTATAATAGAAAGAATAGAAAACCTGAACACGAAGGGATGGATGCATCTCACGTTAAAGGTAAGATTGTTGGATATGAAGATGCCTCAGTAAATAGAGGTAAGGCAGAAAAGAGCAGACTTAAAGGGTCTAAACGTAAACCTAGAGAGATAGAGGAAAACAAATGAAACAAATGAATTTAAATGAAGTAATACAAAATGTTGTATTGAATGAGGCAATTAACTCAAAAAAGACGGTTTCTAGTGCTGTTAAGGTTTTAAAACCCTTAATTAGGAATTTGACAAAGGTCGTAGATGATATGAAAAAAAATAACGATGATGACAACCCAGTAGACTCATTAGATTCTGCTATCAATAGTCTTGAAGATGCATATGAAGAACTTGGATACACTTTATCTGACCTATAAATGAAATCATTTAAAGAACATTTAACTGAAGCAAAGCAGAAACCTGTCGCATTCACAATGGGTAGATTTAATCCAATGACGAAAGGACATGGTGAGTTGATTGACTTCGTAGTTAAATCTTCACGTGGTGGAACTGGTATGATATTCACTACTCAGTCCCAAGATGCTAAAAAGAATCCACTACCATACAAGGATAAGTTAAAGTTTTTAAAGACATTCTTTCCAAAAGCAACTATAATGGACCAACCTAAGTTGAAGAATCCATTTCAAGTGTTGTATTGGTTAGATGAGCAAGGATATAAAGATGTCACTCTGGTAGTTGGTAGTGATAGAGTAAAGGAATTTGAAAAGCAAATTAGACCATATGTTAATCATGAGGACAAATCAAAGTCATTAGAATTTGATAGTTTTAAAGTAGTAAACAGTGGTGAAAGAAAGGCAGGTGTTTCTGGTACTGATATGAGAAAGCATGCAAAGAACAATGACTTTGAAGCATTTAAAGCAGGAACACCTAAAAGTGTATCTGAAAGAGGTGCTGAAGAATTATTTAAAGCAACAAGAAAAGGAATGAAACTAAAATGATAAACTATAAAGATTTAAAAGAACAGAACTTAACTGAGAAGTTTGACGAGAAGAAAGCAGAAAAAACATTAAACGATTTCGCAGCAGTGTATGCCCAAATGAAATTTGTTGGTGTGAATAATACAATTCAAAAAGAAGCAAAACAAGTCTATGATAGAATGGCATCACAGTGGTTTGGTTCATTAGGTATGAAAGACGTTAAGGCACCAAAAGAATTAAAATAATGAAAAAGTTTAACGAGTTTATTACTGAACAGAAACTCTTTGAGGAATACCTTGAAGAGAAACTCATTATGCTATCTAATGGTAAGAAGTACGGTCAGATCGTATTCTTAGCAGGTGGTGCTGGTTCAGGTAAAGGATTCGCTGCTTCAAACTTCATGGAGAAGGAAAAGTTTAAGGTACGTGATGTAGATGAGTGGAAGAAAACCTTTATGGCACTTGCTGACATCATCGACAAACCCGAGAAGCATGCCAAAATGATGCGTGCTGGTTCGAAGATACCTAAAGGTGAGTATTCTGAAATTAAAGGATTAGATTTAAAGAAACCTGCCGACGTTGGTAAGTTACATATGTTCGTTAAGAAACTTAACCTCAAAGATAAAACAGTTGATGTTATGTTGAGTCAGATGAAGAATAAGGCAGTGTTGCCTAATATTATGTTTGACATTACTGCTAAGGGTGTTAAGGATATTAAACAATTCTTACCTAGACTATTAAGTGCGGGTTATAACCCTGCTAACATTCATTTGGTATGGGTATTGACCAACTATAAGATTGCTATTAAGCAGAACAAAGAACGTGAACGTGTTGTGCCTGATGATATTATGCTACAAACTCACGAAGGTGCTGCAGATACAGTATTCAAATATATTAATGGTCAAACCAAACGTATTCAAATCAACGGTGCTATCCACGTTATTCTAAACAATCAAGACCAGACCGTGTCATGGCATAGTACAGGTGCTGATAAGACTTCTAATATGAAGAAAAATGGTAAGTTGAAGATTAGTGGTGATGTAGTTAAAGACTTCACTTATCTGACGTTGAAAGAACGTGGAAAACCTATGACCAAAGAAGCAACTGTGATGAAGCAATTTAATCAATGGGTTGTTGATAATATCCCTAGAGGTGATTTACAACGTGGTGTTGAGCAATCTAAAGATGTTGAACCTCGTGTTGGTGCAACAAAAAGAAACGAAAGGGATTTCGGCAAAGGTAAAGACACTAGGAAGTTTGGTGTGGGTAGGAGAGCAAATGCAAGAAAATAGAAAACCAATGACAATACAACAGAGGATGGCAAGAGGTCGTATGATGAAACGTCTTGCTCCAAAGATGGCAAAGTCAAGAGCAAGAATGGCAAAACGTATGCCTAATCCTCAGAAGTTAATGATGAAGGCAATGAAAGCAGCCAAGGTTAAGATTCGTAAGAAGGTTGCTGGTAAGAAAGGTTTAAACTACGCACAGTTGAGTCCATCTGAGAAGATGTCAGTTGATAAAATGGTTATGAAGAAAGCAACACCTGCTAAGATTAAAGCACTTGCTAAGAAACTAATGCCTAAAGTAAGAAAGGCGGCAACTGCTAGAGTTAAGTTAGCACGAAGTGGACCAGTAAAAGAAACAGTTGACTTGGATTCATTGTTTGAAGAAGAGTTAGCACCTAATACGTTTGATAAGGTGTTTAAGGAAACTGGCGGTGCTGGTGAGTATGGTACTACTAAGGCAAAAAAGAAGTATAAAAAGGACACTCCAGGTGAAGAAGACTAACTTCATATTCCCTTGGATGCAACCATTAAGTAAAGACGATAGTTGGTGGTTGATGTTTAAAGTACGAATGACTGTGCTATGGTTAATGATACCGAGCACAATAAAGTATATAAAGAATAAATTATAAATATAGCATAATAACAAATTAAATATCAGGATTCCAGAATGAACTTAATTAACACAATTAAAAACTTACATAATATTAATGAAGGTAATGCCATTCAAAAAGAAATTGATGAAGCAACTAGGTATAATGCGGGTTTAATTAAGAAGGCAATTGCAATTGCTAACAGTAAGAAATATGCTCACGGTGACTACGACCATGCATATGCTGCGATCGAAAAGTTGAAGAAAGGTTTGGCAGACGATCCAATTGTTGCTAAAGCATTAAAGAGAGCAAACGAAGGTGTTGAGCAAAACAGTGATTTAGACTCATTGTTTGAAGAAGCACTTGTTGAAAAGAATACTCCAATAGCAAATGCATGGCAGAAAGGTGCTAAGTCTGTTAAGTCTGGTGATATAGAACTTGTAAGGGGTAAGCACGGTGTACATACTATTAAGAAGAAAGGTAAAGCAATTGGCGACTTCTCATTAGAAGATGATTCTGATTTATGGGTTGTTAATATTAAAGGACAACGTGGTCAATTGACTCTCGATTATCTTGATGAGTTAATCCCACAACTAAAAGAATCAGTTGAAGAAGGTTCAAATGGACTTGAAGAAGCAGCAAGAGTTTCTATTCTGAAAAAGAATGGATACGAAATCTATGCTTCTGGAAAGACTTCTGTTGGACTTTCTTTATTCTTGATGTATAAAAGAGAAATCATCGCTGCTGGAACTAAGATGGATTCTAAGATAATCTTTGGATTTAGTAAGAAACATAAGGTTAGTATGTTTAGTAATATATACAAAAAGACTAAAGACTTTAATTACCTAATATTTCCAAAATATGAAGATGTTATTGCTCATGTTATGAAGCATAAAATTGTTACTGAATCAGTTGAAACAGACTTAGATTCTCTATTTGAAGAAGAGTTGAGAGAAGCAAAATGGAAATTAACTTCAATGTCTGCTAAAGATGCGATTAAGAAGTATGGTAAGGATAAAGTAAGAGTTGGGCATCTTAAAATGCGTGACA